CTCCGATAGATTTAGACAATGCATCTCTCTGTAATGCATTTAACTTATTAAATTCTTCCTCACTTCCAAGTTGTGAGATAACATTTTCCATAGCACCTTCAATATCATTATTAAGTGCTAATTCACGAGCTTTTTGGAAATTTAACTGTTTTCCAATCATTATTGAAGCTTCCATTTCATTTGCTATTGAACTTTCAAAATCTAATAACCCTTCGGCTACTTTAGCACTTGTACTTAATGACACACCTAATTTTCTTGCTTGAACTGCAGCGGCCATCATATTTTTACCACCTTTGTCCGTAAATTTGGCCATTATTTCAGAACTTTCTGCTATGTCTTTCATTACCGCACCTGGTGCTACACCATGTGCAGATGCTAATGCATTTGTTTGTTCTGCTAAACTCATCGCACCTTCAGCTGATAGTCCAGTCGCTGTGGTTAATACACCTACTAATTTAGCACCCTCTCCAACACTCATTCCTAAAACTTTAGACATATTACCGATTGCAGGAGCCAGTTTTATACCTTCCGCAAAAGATACACCAAAATTGTCAGCTAATTCCTTTGCTGCTTCTGCAGATGAACCAGCTGCAAAACCTAATTTCTTCATTTCTACATCTGCTGACATTAAATCAGCTGAAAATTGTTTTACTCCTATAGCACCAAATTTTTCACCAACTGCATCCATCTCTCCTGAGAATGCTTTTAACATTACAAAAAATCCAGCAAATATAGCAACTGCTGCTGCAAGTCCAATTAACACTGCCCCACTTGGACCTATCGCGGCTGTCATACCCTTTGCAAGACCTTTAAAATCAGTAGCTCCACCTTTAACAAAATCTGTCATCGCATTACCCAAATTCTTTTTCATTTTATCTATAGCTTTTGGACCTAATCCCATCATATTTAAAATTAGTCCTCCACCTGGAATAGATTTGACTTTATTTACCATATTGTCAATTCCATCTCCCATTATAGCATTACCTTCTTTTATTAAGTCATTTTGTCGGGCTTGCATATCGTGTTGTGCTTCTAGTTCATCAAGTTTTTTCTTACCTATTTCAAGGTCTGCTATCATAGCATCCCCAGCTTCCTTATTTTTACCCCACATTCGAGCTGATATAGCATTCTGTTGTTCTAATAATTCTTTTTTTGCATTTGTAAAATCCATTGATTTAAAATCTTCAGTACCTAAATCCTCTGCATTTTTAAGGCTCTCCTGTGTTAAAGCATTGACATTTCCAACCTCATCTGCTACACCCTGAAAAAACTTTTGTCGAGTTCCAGTAGATTTTTTAGCTTTTTCTTCATTATCATATTGTATACTACCCATTTTAACTAAATCTTTAGTAATTTTAAGATTTTGTGAACCAGCACCATACATTTTTTGCATATCTAAAAGAATAGCGTTTTTGATATCAGATTGTTTATAATTTAAGTCGTTTAGTTTATTAGTTAATTTAGTTTGATTTTCAAGAATTTTATTAATATCTTGTATCTTTTTGGCGTAGGCTGCAGAACCCTTCTGCAAGCTTTTTACTTCAAGTTGAGATTTTTTTAAAAGTATATTATGTCTCTCTTGTTCTGCATTAATCTTTTTTACAGTATTTAGATTTTTTTGTTCATTGGCCATTTATAATATATCCTATAGATTAAACTTTATGCAACGGTTCATTTCGTTTTTTTTCACGAGCTTTTAATGCCTTTTGAAACTTATCATGAGCTTTTGCGTAGTCTTTACTTAATCTTTTTAATTCTTTATCGTTCTTAAAAAGATTTACAACCTGATTTACTTTATTTTTTAATAACAATTGTGTAATTTTGGATAATATACCTTCTGTTAATGTTGGTTTACTCATTATATATCTCTCCTAAATATGAATGTAATTATTCATATATAAATATCAATAATTCAAAAATTAAAAGTATTTTATCTTCTTATATTTGGTTTTTGGATATTTGACGCAGGCTTATTAGCTTTGTCGATTTGTTTTTTTTCTTCTTTTTTAGTTTCTGTAAGTTTTTGTAAATAAAATCTACGAAGATATATAGGCATCTCATATACATCTGAAAAAGAGAATCCTTCTCCATAATATACTAACTGAAATATACTTGTGTGTATTGTGGGTTTATCGGTTGGTTGTAGGCCAAAAAAAGTTGGCGGTCAGGGGTATATCTACCTCGACCAACTCTCCTTCCATTTCGACTTCTTGCTTGAGTTCTATATCTGGTGTTACTTTTATTAGATATTCTCGTAAAGCCAATGAGTCTCTTGATAACATATTCTGAACAAATTCATTAATAAAATCTTGTTCTCTATTACCATCAATTTCTGTTATTATATTTCTTAATCTTGATGTTATTTCTGAAGAAGTACCATATTTTTTAGTTCTTTTAACTTCTGCATCAATTTTATTTTCTTCATGTCCAGTTATTAATTTAAATTTAACTTTAACTTTAGATACTGGTAACTCAAAATCAAACTCCCCCGTTGAATAATCAATATCTTCGGGAAGAACTTTAAATGGACAATCTGTAAGATTAAATGTGTGGTCAAACTTATCACCAGTATATTTATTTTCTAATTCAACTGTATATTCTGAACCATAGGCTAAAATACGAGATGCTACCATAACTGCATTTTTATCACCTAATATTAAATCATTTACTTTCACACCATCAGTTAAAATAAGTGAATCGAGAAGTTTTTCTATAACTATACCTTTTTTAATAAGATTTTGTGATGTAAGAATATCTTCTTCTTTAGCCGTCATATATTTTATTTCAAGTTTACCAGATACTAGTGGACTATCTTTTCCATAAACCTTACCACCACTTGGTAAATCTACAACTTCACTTGGAAATTTAAATTCTTTTTTATCTGCCATTTTTAACTCCTATGATTTTGATTCAGAAACAGATGCTTTTCTATAATCTGTAACTATTTTTTTTATTTCACCGATGGCTTTTCTTGCTCTACCACCAGCTGCTTTATTACCTTTTGATGAAAAATCTCTATGATTTTCTTGAAAATCTTCCCATAGATTGTTTAGTGTTTCATATAATTCATTTGTATTTGACATTGTATTTATACCTCCATACTTCGTTTAAACCAACCGAAGTAAAATTTATCTTGCTCTGGTTTCTTTGTTACTAAATCAGCATAATATTTAACTCTATATGCTCTGACTCTTTCTACTTCTACACCTTTAAGTGCTTTTATGGTTGCTGGTCCTAAACCACCATCTACCTCAATATTTTTTCCTTTACCATTCGCTGCTCTCTGTAATATCTTGACAGCTGTTCCTCTACCCATGTTAACACACATATCAAAGAATATATGCCATAGATTTTCTGGAAGTGATTCAACGCGATTCTTATCCCAATAATCCCGTTTATATATATCTTTCGCTTGTTCTCGTGTCAGATTCTTTATATCGACATCAGGGTAGAATCGCTTTGTGATACCATAATTGGTTTCACCACCCAAGTCATTTGGGTCATTCACATAACCACCTTCGTGTTCTATAACCTTTTCTATTATTTTACTGAAATTCATAGTAACCTCTTTTTTGAACCATTTACATAACATTTCATATATAAATATATATAAAATAAAAAAACCCTCAACTTTTGTTAAGGGTTTTTATGATATTAACTATTAATTTTATGTATTAGAATTGTAATACAGCGTAATCGTATCTTAATGTACAAGTAATTTCAACTGGATCACTTGCTGAGAAATCCAAATCACCAAATGTAGCATCTTGAATCCAAGCACCTTTCAAAGTCCATTCTTCAACGATATCACCAACAGGACCAAGAACATTGATAGTTACATCTTTCTTATAGAAATCTGAATATCCATCTCTACCCGTTACTGATTCGTGTGATAATCTCACCCATTCCATTACTGATTGAGCTGCTGAAGGAACAATTGGGTCATACAATGTAAATTGTAATGTTTGCCAAGTTCCTTTACCTTTAACAAATCTTTTTACATTCATATGATTCAATTCAACTTCATCAAAAGTTATTTGAGGTCTATTAGTAGTTTTAATAGTATAAGCTGGAATACCAGCGATTGTCATCACATACCGATTCTTTAATTTCGGTTCAAAGGGTGTGAACATTATATCATTAGCATCGATTAATTCAGCCATTATTTTTCTCCTAGTTACCAATTAAAAAGGTTACAGTTTCATATATAAATATCATAAAACATAAAAAAAGAGGACTTAAATTTAATAAGTCCTCTTTAATTTTATTCCGTGTTTAAGATATTATTTCTTATTCTGGGAATGAAGCTCCTGTAGGTTGTATTGTAAAGTCTAATACAATAAACTCTGCAGTTCTTGTAGGTTGTAAGAATAATTGTCCATACATTATATTTCTATCTATAGTGTCTGGAGTATTATTTGTTTCATCCATTACAACTTTAAATGCATTTAATCCACTATTTGATTGAACTTGTTCAAGGAATGGATTAGCTATACTCAAGAATCTTTTTCTTGTTGCTGAATTGTTTTGTTCAAATACAAGGAATCTTGAAGAAGCTGCAATGAACTTCTTAACTTTAATTAACAATCTACGAACATTAATCCTATCAAGTGCTGATGCTTTCTTCTGTAAGGTCTTTTGACCCCAAATTGTTACACCTTGACCTGGGAATGTTGCAATTGGATTAACATTTGCATCATATAATGTGTCACGATTACCATGAGTTAATTTTCGTTCAGCTTGTATTGCATTTTCAATACCACCACGATTTAAACCTGCTGGAGCAAACCATGGTTGTGCAACTTTATCATTGAATGCATATATTCCACCCATTACTGTTGAAGGTGGCACCCATCTGTTTTGTCCAGTTCTTACATCTGGTACTTGAATCCATGGGTAATACATAGCTGCATAGTTTGAATCATAATCATTCGCCTCACCAGTTGCATCTGTTATTGCTTTTCCATATTGAGTTGGGTCAGCAATTACAAAACAATCACCTCTATCTTCACAAACATCAATCGCTTTATTAACAACGGCACCGTGATTATCTTGTGTAATTCCTGGCATTAATAATAAGTTAAAGTCATATTCATCTGCATTGTTTAATAAAGTTAATGCATCTATATATGAATCATATCCTCTACCTGAATTACCTGAATCATTTGGTGAATATCCTTGTGATTCAGAATCGATTTTATCGTAGAAATTATAATTAGCCTCTGAATTAGATCCATCGTCATCACTATTTCCCATACCATCAAATCCAGCCCAACCATTTGAACCTCCACCGAAAGCACCTTGATTTGAACCACTACCAATATCTGGTAATGAATTAGATTGTGCAGCAATTCTAACTGCACCATTTTCATCAAGATAATCTGGTGTTACATCTAAAACTTCAACCCATGCATATTTAGATTTATTTAAATAAGAACCACTTGGTTGAAGATATCCAATACCATCTGTATCCTTCGCAAAATTCATTTTGGAATCACCCATTCTTTTTGCAATATAATTATTTGAATTAGGGTCAAGACTTACATTAGTCCAAGTTTCAAGAATTTGTTTTCTTTTGATAGTATCTTTACCACTTCGAAGTACTAATGTAAATGTTCCTTTATTATCATTTACATTTGAAACTTCCCATCTAAGATTACTAGATGAACCAGATAATAATGTATTATTTGAACCAGCTAATTTATCTGAATCTTGTGCTATATTATTCATAACGGCACCATCAGCTATTGTATGTAATTTAAATGAATTACCAGTTGTGGTTGAAGTTACACTACCACTAAATGAAGCTGATGTTCCCCAATATAAAGAATTATAT